CCTTGAGACTCGCCTCGGTGGTGAACACCGTCTCGATGTCATCGTGCCAGTTTCCAACGGCGTCCCCGTGGATAATTCGTTTGAACTGGGAAAGGACTCCCTTGAGGAAGTCCAGATGGTCTACCGCCGTTGCCTCCACGCCGGCAATCGTGGCCGCTCCAAGGGTGTCGTCCGGGTCATCCGTCTTGCGCACTTGCTCCAGCCTGATGAGAGAGACTGCCATTGGGACCTCCTAGGTCAAAGGGTTGAACCTCGATTTGCCCGTCTTCATTGCGGAGATACGGGCCGCCCGCTGGGACCTGTGAACCATGATTGCGATCTTGGTTTCATCCATCTGTGCGGTGATTCTCTCACCACCCTTGATCCTCATGTCCGGGTCGGCTTCCACGATCTCCGCGAAAAAGAACACACGATTAAACCCCTTTGGCCTTACCAGAGAATACTGAACACCCTGCTCCACAATTGTCAGACCCGTGATCTGATCTTGAAAACCTCTTTGCTTGAGTCTGTTCAACCATTCTTTGGCCTGTTTGGGGTCATCGAGGTCAATTCGAGTTGTCAGTCCATCCGTCGTGTGAACTTTCAACAAGTGGGCTACCTCTTGAGCTGTCGGCCAAACAAGGTCAAGCCTACTCTTCAGCTTCTGTTACTGCTTAGGGTTCCGAACCCGGGGGAACGTCTGAATCCCATGATACCACGGGCTCCCTCGGGATGTCAGGAGGTAGAGTTTTCCCCGTGTCTTTGATGACATGGAGCTTGGACGCGAGGTGAGGGTGCGCCGTGCAGATGTGATCGTACTCCCCTCGCGTGACGGTCCGGAGCGTGTTGGGTCTGAAGTACAGTGCGCCCTTCACCGAGCGCTCGACCCCCTCACCAAAGTCATCCACTTGCTGCGGAGGAATCCCGCTGGCAACCTGGATCAAAATCATCAGAAGCCTCCTTCCCCTGGGCCTGCCGAGCGTCGCCCTTATGGTCTTCGCCCACGCGAACCATGCTTCATGGTGCGCGGGACAGGCTTCACGGGGGTCCTTTCAAGCGGTTCTGGGTCCACTTTCTTTTCTTCGGCCTTGGCTTCCGGAAAGACCTCTGCCGTGGGCAACCGTGAAACCTCCTCCGGCTTGGCCATCGGCACCACCAACGGTTCAACCTTGGGTAAGGTGCCAGCAGGCCCGGGGAAGATTGGCCGAGGCGGAAATACCTTGACCAGATCGGCCAGCTCCACAACAGCAAAATTGCTCTGTGTTTTGAGGTATTGAATCAAGCCCGCATTGTCTACATACGTTGCAGTCCCAGGCTTGAACGTAACACCCCGAACCGAGCAACTCAGTCCCTCCAGAAGTTCTACCCTTGCTCGCGCCACTTGAGCCTCCTTGCCAAACATGGCAAACGATAACCGGCGAGAGGCATCTACTCCCTATCGCCGGTTCTACTGAGCAGATCAGACTCCCTGCCCGATGTTCTTTCCCTTCACGATGGCATCGGACTCTTCGAACTGGACGGCAACCTTTGCCGTGATGGCGTACTGATTCACGCCTTTGTAGATGTCACGGTCCTTCTCGATCCTGATGTCCCGACCGATGCCGACGATGAAGTTCGACTGGTGGGTGAGCAGGATTTGAGGGTTGGCGGTGAACGAGACCTTCACCGTCTGCCCGTCCGTGATCGCGGACCCGCCACCCGAGCGAGCGATGGTGCCCGCAGCGGTATCCAGCACGTAATCCGTGGTCAGGAGATATGGCGTGAGCGGGGTGTTCTCGATGGTCGTCGGGGTCACCACCACGTTCCCCACCGGCGAGTACCGCAGGGCGGCTGGCGTGGTTCCCGCCAGGAGGACGTGCTGAACGATGGGCGGAAGGAAGTCCAGCAACGGGACTTCGATCATGGGCACGCCGAACGGGGAGTGCCCGGCGCCACCGGCGGCCTGATCTCCGAGAGCGGTCGCGCGGGTGGACAGCTTCTCGAAGTAGATCTGAGCCATGTCGGGGCTGACGAACCAGCGGAGTGCCGCTTTGTTGCGCCGGAACTTGGTGGGCATCTGACGCAGCATAGCGTTGAACACGGACAAGCCGATGTTCTTTCCCTCGGCGTCGTAGACGTGACCGCCGTCGCCTAGGCGGAACCATCCATCGCCCAGCGCCAAGTACTTGTCCTTGACGTACTTCGCGGTGTCGCCACCCTCCCGGTAGTCGCTCTCCAGCGTCGCCTGACCGAGCACGTCGCCGTTGATGTAGAGCTCCTCGAGGTCGTTGCCCATCTGGGTCGCCATCATTTTGATGATGTGGTCCTCGACGTTCTCTTCCAGCGCCACCTCTTTGAAGTTGTCGCCAACCTCGAAGGGCACGATGATCTCGCGCGGCGTGAGGGACACCTTGGAGGTGCTGATCCCGCGACGCAACCCGGGGTCCTGCGCCTCGGTCTTGGGCAGCGCGGCCCGGCGGCCAATGCCGATCTTGTCGATGTCCAACGTCTCGTTCCGGAAGCGGACGACGCGGGCGTTGTTTTTGAGGATGGTTTCATCGACGATGTAGTCGATGAACTTGTCGCTCTGCGCCGTGGTCAACTTGCCCGCAGAGGCCAACGCATCCGTGGTGATGATTGCCTTTTCCAGCAACTCTCTGTTCGCGATCCCTGCCATTTGCCGATCCTCCTGAAAGGGTAGAATCCCCGGTTAGTTGAGCTCCCTGGTTTTCGTGTTGGACTACAGCAAGCCTGACCAGAGGCTTTTCTGGACCGGCTTCTTGTTGTCCGTGCTGTCATTGGTGGCCGACTTGGACACCTGGCGGGTGTTCTCGATGTCGGACAACCGCTTGGTCAGCGAGGACACTTCGCTCTTGAGTTTCTCGACATCGGCGTCGTCCTCGTCCCCGGCCTTCTGCTTGCCGGCGTTGGCCGGGCGGACAGAGCTGGCGACGGTGGAGTTGCTCGGGAGGGCCTTGAGCTCCGCGACCACAGCCTTGGTCGCCTCTTCGTCCGCTTCGTGCAGCACGCGGGCGAGGCTGATGATCGTGTCCTTGAGCATGTTCGCGCGCTGCTCGGTGAACATCTTGCGACCCTTGGTCACCTCGGCGTTGATCTCGATCGACCCATCGGACTTCACGACCACGAGGTTTTTGGTCTTGGGGCTGGGGTACTCGTCGCCGGCCGGAGCCGCTTTGGACTTGGTCTCCAGGTACCCGACCAGCTCATCGACCGCTGCCTTGGGGGCGCCTTTGATCCCTCGGATCATGGCGGCCAGCGCCTTGGGAGGCATTCCGGCCTTCTGCTTCTCCTCTTCCTCGGGATCTGCCTTCATGGCGTTGGGGTCCTCTTCGGGCGTGCCGGCCTTCTTCTTCTCCTCGTCTTCCTCGTCAGGCCCAGCCTTGCAGCCCATTTCGTCCTTGCCTTTGCCGGCCTTCTTCTTCTCTTCGTCCTCGGTCTCGGCGGACTTCTGGATCACTCTGTCTTCCGTTGCGAACGCTCCCATGGGTTCTTCCTCCAGTCGTTTGATGACAAGAAAGGTACGACGAATCGCCGGTCGGTCCACGAGCGAAACCTCTTTCACATCCAGGTCCACGATCCGTCTGACTCTGGTCTCTTCATTCGCCATAAGGGTTTTCTCCGCTCTCTAGTTCGATTGAAACTCAGGATTGGGAAAAAGACAAAGATTTACACCAAAGTCGCAGATCCGCCGATACTGAAGCCGGTGATTTCTTTCGTGCGCACGCGCTCCCAGAGCTGGTCGCTCACAACGTGGATCGTCATAAGCCATGAACCTTTCTTCACTTTTTGACCGTTCATTTCCGAGTCCTCGCGCGCAATCCAACTTTCGTATAGCTCCACGCCAATTCCGCCGAACAACCGGTGCATGAGCCCCATTTGCGTAGCGCGATTGTAGTCCGCGAGGAAGTGGTGGGCCGCTTGCGTGATCACCTCTTCCGTGATCGTGTCGTTCTGCGCGTCCACCTCGTCTGGCTCCAGCACCACGCCAGTCACCTCGCGCCGCGCCTCGTCAATCTTGGCAATTGGCACCTCGAAGCCGACCGACCAGCGATCTCCCTTCTGCGTGTCTGGTGCCGCTTGCGCAGGTTCCCAGAGCCACTCGGTACCGTTGCGGGTGAGCCCAAACAGGCCTTTGAGCCGCTTGCCGTCCAGTCGGATCTTGATGAAATCGGGAGAGGCGGAAAGCACGCTGGCCTTTCCCTGATCCAAGATATCGATCGCGGAGGGGGTGTCTTTTGTTGGGTTGAGGTAGTGGCCAGGCTTCAGCTCCCCCTCCAGCCCCATGCTTGCCTGATGGCCATCCGCGCCGACCTCGACCGAGACCTGCGGGTTGTCCAACGGCGACTGGTAGAACTTCAAAGCCATCAACTCCGGCCGGCCGACGTTGACACGCACCCACCAGATGCTCCGAGACGGGCCGGTGCGGATCACCACCGGGCCTTTCCAGGTCTGCTCCTGCAACACGAACTCGGCTTCAAGCGAGCTCGCCTTGGCTACCTTGTAGGTCGCCTCTGGGTCCAGCTTCACCTCGCCGGCCTTCATTGCCGCAACCAAGGCATCTCGCACCTCCCGAGCCTTATCCTCGGATCGCTGGTTCCAGTACCGCAACGGTTCGGGGACCTGGGAGCGTAGCGTTCGGGGTAAGGCCGACCGGCCCAGAGGAGGCATCCAAGCCTTCTGAACCGCCTCCCCCCCGAGCACGTAAGGAAGCTGATCGTTTGGCCGGATGGCCAACCAAATCGCTTCCCCGGGCAGCGTGCCCCCCTCCTCGGAGCTCGACGGCGGAAGCACGACCTTGGACAGGGCGTAGGGGCGCATCGAGGTCCCCGGTGCCGGCTCGTTCCAGATATCTTCGACCTTGGCCGCCTCCTCGAGCTTGAGCTGTCGAAAGATGAGGCGGTAGTTCATCGTGCGACCGTGCATGAAGTACTCGTGGAACCAAGGCTTCTGCGCACCGTACTCCGCATCCCCCTGATCCAGGATCACGAACACCCCGGGGAAGTTCCGGGTGCCGCCCACCGGCGGGCGCTCGCCTTCCCGAGGCGCCTGGGTGGCGCCCTCCACGTTGAGCCACTCCCAGGGTTCGGGCGCCTTGCGCTCGGAGTAGATCTCGGCACGGACCAGGTCGCGAGCGCCTTGCTTGGGCCGGGTAGCCCACTCCCCGGTGTGCCAGTTGATTTTGGAGTACTCCTCCATTCGCTCGCGCACCACCTCTCGGGCTTGGGCGAGCGTGGTCACCGGCTCCTTGAGCGTGCCTTCCACCTGTGTACTCAGGGTCCAGCCGATCAAGAGTTTGTTCGGGATCAGGCCGATCCTGAGATCGGTGTGCACGCTTCGTCCGCGGAAGTGGTTCTGCACCACGAAGGGGTTTCGGCGGTCCTCCGGCGGCAACTCCATGAAGGGATCTTCCTGCTTCTGCGTGCGGCCGGTAGGTCGAAAGGTGGTGTTCCCGTCCGCGTCTTCGTCCTTGACCTGCAAGACCAAGTTCTGCGCCGCACGCTGCATCGCCTGGTCCACCGTGTCCGGTTTCTCGGTATCCTCACCCATGACACGGGGAACCCACGCCGTGATCGACTGCCCGTCGGGCGAGTTGATCGCGTTGACGGTCTCGGCCTCGACCAGGATTCCGTCCCCTTGCTTCAGATCCAACTTGGTTCCCATGGTGTCGCCAACGGGAACCAGCTCCTGACCGTCCACGGTCACCAAGTCCTCGGGCTTCTGCTTTCCGGGTAGAAGTGCGAACTGGTAGACCCAAGCGTGACCGCCCTTGGTCTCCTCTCGACTGGTCACCACGCCGTGAAGCAACGTGGCGTTGTGGTACTTCACCCAGGTGTCGGGCGTGGTCGGCGAAAGCGGGTAAGGGGACTCGGATTGCTTGGCGACCACACCCTCGGACCCAGCAGCCACGCGCAGCGTGCGCACCACCCGCTCGAGATCTTCCGCGTTCTCCACCTCCACCGAAGGTGCACGGTTCAAGCGATACCGAAGGTTGGGCGCCGAGGTGGTAGCCTGAGGAAGACGCAGCTCCTCCAGCTCGGCCAACCGCTCGGACAGTTCAGATCCGTGAATGTCCTGGTCAAGGTAGAGCACGTCAAAGACGTTGGCCACCAGAAACCCATCATCGGCCTTTCCCTTCTGGCTTAGGTAGCCAGAGGCCGCTTCCCGGGGCAGATGTTGGTTGCCTTTCCAGGCCTCAATCTCGCAATCGAAGACCAGCTTCTCCGGCTTGAGCCTTTGCACCTCGGCCACCACGCCGGGCAAGCGGTCTGTGTTGTCGTCCCCGTCCTCGGAGAAGATCTTCACGTCCTGGCCTACCTTGTGGACCTGATGCCGCGCTCCGTCGTACTTCTTTTGAACGTAGGTTGGAAACCAGTCCGGGTGCGACTTGAACAGCCCCACAAACCGCTCCACGCTCTGCGCCTCTTCCGGCGCGGCCGCGCGGGTGGGCTTGGGCTGGAAGAAGAACTCCCCGGGCGTGAGCTTGTCTTCCTTCCTGGCATGGTTCGCTTGCACGACCAACGAACGGGGCGCGGCACGCGCCTCTTGCTTGCAGATCAGCTCCATCTCCTCTTCCTGATCATCCCAGTACGTCAACCCCTGCCCCAGGTCGATGTACATCTTCTTCACGTCCTTGGCCTTCTCGGCCGCTTGCTCCTCCATGAACTTGCGGTACCCCAAGAAGTCAAAGGCCTTCATGGACTTGAGGTACTTTCGGTAGTTGAGGATGTTGCAGATTTTGGTTCGGTTGCTGACCCCCACCTTGTGAAGCTTGTGCTCCCTCACGTTGGCGCTCCACGCTACCCGGCGAACCTTGGCCGGCATGGGCCGGTTCTGGTTGCGAGCGTTCACCGCAGAGTAAGCGCGCAAGAACGGAACGTCGCCCCAGCCATCCACTTGATACGGCTCAAACGCCAAGATCTTTCCAAAGGCCACAGCCTTGTCCCATGAGGCCGAGTCCACAGAATGAATCCGATCCATGT